GGTTTTGTTGATACAACGCCGCCCAAAACTTCGGGCTAATTGTGCGCTTGATCTGTTTGAGTCGCTTAAGATCAAAACGCTCAGGATGAAGCGCCTCTCCTTCGCGGCGAAGCAATTCGTGTTTAGCTAAGTCGGGCTGATCGTCACTGGGCGCAGCACGAATAATTTCAAACGTTTCTTTGTTCAAATACTCATTGCTTTCTGCTATAGCTGGGTACTTAACAATCTCAAACCTATCCGATTCAGCGTCATCCTCCATGGCCTGTTGTAATCGGCCAGCCAGATCGTCGTCGTGCCACCATGTCTGGATAACCAACACCCCTCCGCCCGGAGCAAGACGCGTGTAGGCCGTAGAGCCATACCAATCCCACAAACTCTCGCGCACGCCAGCACTCTCGGCATCTTCACTGTTCTTTATCGGGTCATCGATGACTAAGCAGTTCGCGCCCTTACCAGTAATGCCGCCGCCAACACCGGCTGCTACATAAGCCCCGCCCTGTATAGTTCCCCACTCGTCGTTCGACCTGTTCTCTGGGTCTAGCCTTGTCTCAAACACAGACTGGTAATCTGGCAAGTCCATCAAGTTCTTTATCTTCTTGCTAAACCCGATCATCAAACTAATATTATACGCCGCGCAGATAAACTCGTGGTTCGAATAACGCCCTAAGTGCCACGGCGGGAACATTTTACTCGCAAGCTCGGACTTTCCCGCACGCGGAGGCATCAATAACATCAAACGAGGGGACCTCTGGTTGGCAACATCATCTGAAAACCGCTCTAGTCGTTTACAAATGTCTTTATGCACCCAACCGGCTGCGTACAATGGGTTCATTCTTTCGACAAAAGGCAGAAACCTACGCTTCGCCATAAGACGGCTAGCTAGTTCTACCTCGGCTGCTGCCGTGATGTCTTCTAGGTTACTCATCCTTAAGCACCTCGCCTTCAATCAACCGGCCTTGCCCTTTCTGAATAATTGTCACCAACTCCTCGTCAGACAGTCTGTTCAGCCGAGCCATAGCTGAATTATCGTTAACATCAACGCTAATTTTTTGTGGGGCATAGTACCCACACAACAACCCAATCTGCCTCCAGCCAGCAATCATTGTTCCTGGCTCTGACTGTAGCTCCGCCATATCAATTGCTTTCTTCAGCCCTTCAACTACATCTTCGCGAGTCAGTTGGCAAGCTTCCTGATAAGCCTCTCTTTCAAGCTGAACAATCTTCAATACCGCGGGATCTTTAGCAAGCTGATACGCCATAGAGCCGCCGTCTGCATAACCGGCTTCGCGGCCAGCCGCTGGGATCGACATGCCTTTTGCCCATGCTTGTGCAAACCGCATCTGTTTATCGGTCAGTGGTCTGTCCGGGTTTCTCTCCGCTACGGGTTTAGGGTCGAACAACTGTAAGCCTTTGCGACTCTCTTGGTGTTTTGCGCGTTCCGCGATTTTCGTCGCCGATGGTTTGGTCTTCTTAGGTGTCGGGTCATTGCGTTTGTCCTGCAAAGGCACTACGCCCTGAGCACGTTGCGCATTGCGCTTAGCAAGCCGCTTTTTGTACCGCGCTTGGTTCTTTTTGTCTACTGTCGGGTCTGCTTGTTCTATCATGAGCGAAGAATACCACAATGTGATTAGTGGAGTACACTTAAATCGCATTGTACCTCGTGCTCCGTGCGGGGGGTTCTTTTTCTGGTAAAAAATTTTCTGAAAAAATTTTGTTATGTACCGTCGCGCGACACCCCTCCCCGGCAACGGGAGAAACCACACCCCACTTCGGATTCGCGTTTTTTAAAGTCAAAACCAAAACCGCTCGAAGCCCTCAGCACGAAGCCCAACCACTCAGTCCTCAGCACGAAGTACGATGTGGATAGAAAAAGACCCTCTATCCACTTAGCTGAGCTTTTGTGTTTATTAACTAACTGGAGTACAACATGAAGACCATATATACAGTAATCACCATAATAATCATCGCATATTTAGTTATCGATATTGACACAGAATATCTAAGCTCGTCAGATTCAATAATAGAGTTTTACACATACTAATGCGCTTAGAGACAATACTAGCATGGAAAAGAGCAGCAGGTATTATGACGTTGTTCTTTTTCTACGTACTCGTTGGTTTAAGCACCTACGAGATTCTAATTTAAGGAGAACTATCATGATGTACATAATCGTGTTGTTTAACCCCGCTACACTTACATCAATATGCCATGTTGATGATGACTTGGCATTGTATCAAACAAGTAGCTTCCAAGAAGCTTCGGACGAAGCACTACGTGCCAGAGCTACATACCCATGGGCTGAGACCCGTATCATCGGACAACGATAAACTCAAAACCATGGACGATGGCAAACCCACCGTCCATTTTTTAAAACGTTCTTGTTTTTAACTATTTCTAGGAGAGCATCATGTACGAACTAATTTTATACACAGTGTTGTTTCTTTCTATAGCTGCGTTACTCAAACTCATATTATTCGACATCATCGAAGATATGACGGAGGACAGAAAATGAACGAGTCATGGAAAGATGCTGCTAAGAAAGCACAGGATGAAAACGATAAAAGACTACTAAATAGTTTTAGATTCAAAGTGTTAGTCTTTATTTATAACATTGAAGCCAAGATACTTCGTGCGAAAAGATTAATTGCGGAGTATCTTAAACTTAAGACATTGTGCTTTAAACTCAAATACTTGTGCTTCTGTCTTAATGTTAAGAGTAAGATTCTTAGCATGAAGATACTATGGGCGAAGTACATCGAGCGAAGGAGGAAATAATCATGAAGCACGTAATAGATTTTTACAATGAGCTCTTATACAAATACAGAGTACATCGTGCTAACCAACTAATGAAACGCGCCCATCAAGCAATTGAAGCGGCTCGAAACTGCAATAAAACTAATGCACACGTTGTACTCTGTAAAGAAATGTACGCTATGGGGCTTATTATACAAGCTGAAGTAGCAATTGCAGCAATTAACAAAATGAATAACGGAGGCAATCATGTTAGTTGAATTTGGAACCATTGCATTCTTACTAACGATGAGCTTAGTGCTGCTATTTACACGACTCACACGTTATTGGAAGCGCAAAGTACTTGAGAACCCGCTAACGTGTGACATTAGTATATTCACTATCGTTTATTGGCTTCATATGGGTTCGTTTAGTGGCGGTATGATTGCAGCGCTTGCTGCTTTTTTTACAAGCCTTTGTTTATCAACAGGAAGATGGTGGTACCGCATAGGACAAGAAGAATCTAATTTAAACAACAAAGAGGAGGTGCGCGACAAAAGAGAACTGTAACACAACTCCCTAGTAATTGCTAGGGACGATTAAACTTAAATTTTAAAAACTTTAAAAGGAAATATCATGAAAAAGACTAATACAAAACCAACAGTTATAAACCACCCAACAAAAGATGCAGCAAAAAATCTAAATGTTGTGGATCTGGTGTGTGACCCATCCAAAAGTGATGATGAACGGCGATTAGGAATTAAAGTCGCTGTTAACGCAGTCACATCTCAAATTGTCAGTAACTCTCTGGCATTAGCCAGAAAGAAAACAGAGTTATTGCCAGAGGAACCAACACTAGACCTGCGAAACGAGCAAGACATCAACGCAGAACCACGTGCGGTTCCATACGGATTTGAAGAACCTGTAGATCGTGCAAAATTACTAAATCAGCTTGTTACTTTACGAGCTGATCTTATTAAAGAGTATGACCCTTTAATAAGATTTGCCGAGATAAACATGGTGCAAAACAAATTTGATCTACTGTTAACACCAGCGCAATTTTTAGAATTTCGAATTAAAACGGCTGGTGAAGTAAACATCAACGCAATCAAGCGAGGTGTTGAAATGTTCAATGAACCAGAAGACCTAGTACGCCAAATCATGATAGAAGACGCACGGAAGCAAAAAGCTAATCTGGTTGCGTTAAAAGATGAAACTTTAGACATCATGAATGATGCAATTGAAAGTTCATCTGATTCAGGCGAACCAAGCGCTATTTTTGACTCTCTAATTGACGATGTAAAAATCGCTATTAAAGACAGAATAGCAGATAAAATAAACGCCGAATATCAGCGTTTATTCCCAATAGTTTTAAGAACCGGGAACCTTGAAATGTCAAGTCTGATGACGCTTTATAAAGCAATGTTTGAAGAAATTAAAGCTTTATAAACGTTACGCTCCGGCATCCTTTAAAGCTTTATCTACACGCTTAGGACGTCGGAGCAATTTCTTTTTAGCCTTATCTAACAATCCACTCCCTAATCCCCCAGGACTCCGTAAACCACGTTTTTTTACATCAGTAGTATTTGCCATAATAATCTCCTTGACACACTCAAAAACACAGTATACCATGCAACTCTGCTTTAAAAAACCCGTAATCTTATTAGTGGTAACACTATAAACAGTGGGGTTATTTCAGAACACTATAAGTTCTTGAAAACAAAAGAATGTTCCAAAACTTCGGAACACCTTTAAAATTTCGGAACAGCTTGAAACACCCACCAATAAACACATCCAGCTACTTTTGTTCCAATGTTCCAAAATTCTTCGTACTAGCTATACACGAGGGAGATTTTTTTATATTTATTTTTATTTTTATATATACAATTATTTAACTATATTTTAGAACATTGGAACAATTATATATAAGTATATAATAATAAAGAAAAAAAGCTGTTCCAAAGTTGTTCCAAAGTTGTTCCGATGTTCCAAAATAAACCTAAAAAACACTGTTTAAGCCTTCGTCCTTAGCACGAAGTACTAAGTAAAATGTACAAGAAGTATAATAAATGGCGTAGAAATATAATGAAAAACACCCGGAAAGATGAAAAAAGAACACTAAACTCGCAAAAAAAAGTCGCTGAAGCGAGAGATTTCGCACGTAAAGCCATACATAACCACTATAATTTTACTGAAATCTATAATCCTACCCCCCAACAATGCTTAGAATATTTACATTTTCCGACTAAAAATCACCTCACACGCATAACTTTAAAATCTAGAATGCGTAATATTCCTGAAAAACACCGTGAATTTTGTGAAATACAATTAAAATTAGAAGGTTTATGGCCATAAAAACTACCCTTAATAAACAATAAACCCTATAAAAACTGAAAAATTATTATGTCATACGCTAAATTTCATAAGCTTAAAAATCCTAACGCTCAACAATGCCTAGAATATCTACATATAGAAATTAAATACCCTTTTCTTACAAATATGATTTTAGAAAATAGATTAAGTCACATTCCTAAAGAACATCGCACGTTTTGCGAAGCTCAACTAAAGCTTGAAGGTTTATTATGACATCCATTACAACGCATACTACTTGGACTCAATACAAACAAGCTCGCAAAGAATTTATTGCTATTAACAAACCTACTATACAACAATGTTTAAAATATTTACGAGTTAAAACTACTTATTTTAATGAATCAGATCTAATAGCTACAAATGTTCTTGTTGGCAATACAGATCTAACGCAAGATTACTATGTTCCTAAAGAACATCGCGCCTTTTGTAGAACTCAATTAAAGCTCGAAGGACTATTATGACTAAAAACGAACGTTATAAAATTAATTGCATGTTTATCGACGAATTTAAAAAAATAAAAAACCCAACTGCAGAACAATGCTTATTATGGATAATAAGTTATCCTAGATTCATCAGAGTAAACCAATTAAAACACATTCCTGAAGAGCACCGTAATTTTTGTGAAGCTCAATTAAAATTAGAAGGATTAATGTAACTAAAAAATTAAAAACCATCATGACACACGATAAATTTTTCAGACTCAAAGATCCTAATATCCAACAATGTCTAGAATACTTACATCTAAAAATCACCCCCTCTCTTTTTACAGATGTGGTTTTAAAAAATAGATTAAGTTACATTCCTGAAAAACACCGTGAACTTTGCAGAATACAATTAAAGCTTGAAGGATTACTATAACTAAGAAGCTAAAAATTATTATGACACGTACTGAATTTCGTAGACTTAGAAATCCTAGCATTCAACAATGCTTAGAATATTTACATATAGAAATTAAATATCCTTTACTTGCAAGTAGAATTTTAAAAGTTAGAATAGAACGTATTCCTGAAAAACATCGTGAGTTTTGCAAAATACAATTAAAGCTTGAAGGATTACTGTAACTAAGAAGTTAAAAATTATTATGACACGTGCTGAATTTTACAACCTCAAAGATCCTAGCATTCAACAATGCTTAGAATATTTACATATAAAAATTTTATACTCTTCATCTTCAGATATAGTTTTAGCAAACAGAATGAAACGCATTCCTGAAAAACACCGTGAATTTTGCAGAATACAATTAAAGCTTGAAGGCTTATTATGACCGAAGATGAACGTGAAAAAATCTACTGGATGAGTGCGGATGCATTTATGAACATAAAAAACCCAACCTTAGAAACATGCTTAGTGTGGCTACGCAGCTACCATAAAAAATTCAGACCAGAGCAATTAAGGTACATCCCTATAGAGCACCGTGAACTTTGCAAAATACAATTAAAGCTTGAAGGATTACTATGAACGCAGATGAAATACTTACTCATTTTGGAAAACATATTGTTGAAATTACTGACCATAAAGAATTATATAAAACACCCTATAAATTTCGTACACCTGATGTATGCATAGCATTTCTAAAAGGGTTGCGTTTTTCTGTAAATCGTAATCATTACATTAATGTTTGGGTTCCTAAAAAACATAGGGAGTTTTGTAAAACACAATTAAAACTCGAAGACTTACTATGACACGTGATACTTGGCCTCAATATAAACAAGCTCGCGATGAATTTACTATTATTGCTAACCCTACTAAACAACAATGTTTAAAATATTTACGAGTTAAAGTTATTTTTTTTAGCAAGTCAAACCTAATGGAAAATTGTTATATCCCTATAGAACATCGTGAGTTTTGCAAAATACAATTAAAGCTCGAAGGGCTGTTATGACTGAAGAAGAACACAATAAATTTTATTTTATGGGCGATTATGCATTTACTAGAATAAAAAACCCAACCGCACAACAATGTTTAGCTTTTTTACGAGGATACAAAACTGACAAAGCAAAACCTATCCATTTAACCAATATTCCTGAAAAACATCGCACCTTTTGTAAAGCTCAAATAAAGATGGACTTACAACTACTCGAAGAAACACCAACACCAACACCAATACCAACACCAATACCAACAGCAGAACAATGCATGGTATGGTTACGTAACTATCCTAATTACGCTAGAGTAAGACAATTAAGATACATCCCTAAAAAACATAAAGAATTTTGTAAAGCACAGTTAAAGCTCGAAGGACTGTTATGACAAGAGATGAGTATGCTATATTTTATTTTATGACCTCTTCTATATTCACCAAGATAAAAAACCCAACTACAGAACAATGCCTGGTATGGCTACGTAGCTATGGTAAAGAATTCAGATCAAGCCAATTAAATTATATCCCTGAAAAGCATCGCAAATTTTGCGAAGCTCAAATAAAAATAGACTTACAACTATCAAAATCACCAATAACAACAACACTAACAGTAGAACAATGCATAACATGGTTATACAATTATCCTAAACACATTAGAATAAAACAATTAAAGCGCATCCCTAAAAAGCATAGAGAATTTTGTAAAACACAATTAAAGCTTGAAAATTTGCTATGACAAAAAAAGAATATTACACTTTTTATAATATGAACTTTACAGAATTTAAAAAGCTTCAAAACCCAACAGCAGAACAATGTTTAATTTTTTTACGGGGGTATACTAATAGCAGAGATCGTATAAATATGGTGCATGTTATACCTTCAAAGCATAAAGAATTTTGTAAAACACAGTTAAAACTCGAAAGCTTATTATGAAAAAACGTATAACTATTGCCGAATTCTACAAAATACCAGATCCAACAATAGAACAATGTTTAGCGTTTATTCGAACCTACGAACGTGAATCATGGCGTCGCTTTCTAATAATAAAATATGTTCCTGAAAAGCATCATGAATTTTGCATAACACAATTAAAGCTCGAAGGGTTATTGTAATTATAGAAAACACCAAATGAAAATATATTTAAAAAATCATTATGACTAAAACCGAATATGAAAAGTTCTATTATATGGAGCCCCCACAATTCGAAGAAATAAAAAACCCAACCGCAGAACAGTGCTTAGTTTTTTTACGGGGGTTCGGTAAATGCAACGCACTACATTATCAGCATCTTATCCCTAAAAAATATCGCGCTGCTTGCGAAACACAATTAAAACTTGAGGGTTTGTAGTAACAAAAAATGAGTAATTTTTACATGCTTAAAAATCAAAATAGATGGAAAGAATACACAATAGCACATAGTAAATTTTTAAATATAGACAACCCCACCCCCCAACAATGTTTAGAGTACTTACGCCTTATTAACACATTTAATTTTAATTGGGCACTCCTCTACAATATAAAATATGTTCCTGAAGAACATCGCGCTTTCTGTGAGACACAATTAAAATTAGAAGGTTTGCTATGACTGAAAAAGAATATGAAAAATTCTTCGTAATGGGATCTAATACTTTCCACAATCTACAGAACCCAACGGCAGAACAATGCTTAGCTTTTTTACGAGGGTATAGAAGCCAGTTAAGCCTTAAAAAGGTAGATGAACACATCCCTAAAAAACATCGCGAATTTTGCAAAGCCCAATTAAGATTAGAAGGTTTATCATGACAAAGAACATTACTTTGCACGAATACGTAGCCGTAAAAAAAAATTTTTTAGAACTTCATAACCCTAACCCACAACAGTGTTTAGATTTTTTACGTGAGTGTAAATCAGTACTACTACTTCATCATCATATACGAACATACATCCCTAAAAAACATCGTGCATTTTGCAGAACACAATTGAAGCTCGAAGGCTTATTATGACCGAAAATGAATACGAAACATTTTATTATATGGGGAAAACAAGATTCGCAAAATTAACAAACCCAACCTTAGAACAATGTTTAGTATGGTTACGCAGTTATAAAACAGAAATTATACCCCAACGAATAAATTATATTCCTAAAAAACACCGAGAGTTTTGTAAAATACAATTAAAGCTCGAAGGCTTGTTATGACTGAAAAAGAATATAAAGATTTTTATTATATGGAGGAATTAGAATTTAAAAGTGTTAAACACTTAACAGCAGAACAATGCTTAGCTTTTTTACGAGGATACGAACCCTATTTAGATATAAATGATTTACAAAGAATACCTGAAAAGCATCAGGAATTTTGTAAAATCCAATTGAAGCTCGAAGGCTTGTTATGACTGAAGAAGAATACAATATATTTTATTCTATGGGTGTATATAAATTTACCCAGATAAAAAATCCAACAGCAGCACAATGCTTAGCTTTTTTACGAGGTTATGAAAAAGAAATAAATTTTTCGCGTTTAATTGACATCCCTAAAAAACATCGTGAATTTTGCATGACACAATTAAAACTAGAAGGCTTACTATGACTGAAGAAGAATATAAAAAATTTTTCATTATGGGCGCTTGCACTTTCCGTGAATTAAAAAACCCAACTGCGGAACAGTGTTTAGCTTTTTTACATTACTACATCCTTAACAAAGGCGGGTATACTATACCTGAAGCACTTGAATTTATCCCCGAAAAACAGCGTGAATTTTGCAAGTCTCAATTAAAATTAGAAGGGATTGATATCGATGAATGAAGAAAAAATAATCAATAAAATCAAAAAAGATTTTTATGACTATCATTATATTGAACGCCCTACAGTTCTAATGTGCCTTACTTATTTAAGAGCTCGAGCAAAAGAAACTCCTTATGCACGAACACTTAAATACATACCTATAAAACACAAAAAATTTTGCAAGCTACAAATGAAATTAGAAGGGATTGATATCAATGAATGAAAAAGAAGGTAAAAGACCCTTAAGATATAAAGAAACATTAAGCCAATATAGTATGTATATGAAATTCATTAACACTTTAGACCCAACAGCAGAACAGTGTTTAATATATTTACGTTCATACGGATCAAATTTGAAACACACTTCTTCTTTTTTACTACAAGAAATACCCATAAAACATCGTGAATTTTGCATAGCACAATTAAAGCTAGAAGGATTGTTATGACTGAAGAAGAGTATGAAACATTCTTCAGGATGGGGTCTTATACTTTCCGCGAATTAAAAAACCCGACAGTAGAACAATGTTTAGCTTTTTTACGTGGATTTAGAGGAGACCTAGCAACACACGATATAGCTATCAATATTCCTAAAAAACATCAAGATTTTTGTAAAACTCAATTAAAACTTGAAGGCAAACCAATTTATGAGCATAAGTGAAAAAGAAACAATTGATATGATTTCAAAAAACTTTACGCATTATCATTTTATTGTAGAACCTTCACTCCCAATATGTCTTGCTTATTTAAGATCACGAGCAACAAAAACAATGCGATCAACCCACTTAGATTACATACCAAAAAAGTATAAAACATTTTGCAAAATACAAATGAAATTAGAAGGGATTGATATCGATGAATGAAAAAGAAATAATCAATAACATAAAGAACAATGTAGAATGCAAACAAAATTAGAAAAAATACCTGTTAAAGATCACGAGCAACGCTAATGAATATTTTCTTTTTATCTGGAAAAAAACAACTTAGAAAAACACTAAGCGCAACAAAAAATGGGATCTCGAAGACAAACTACCCTTTAATAAAAATGTTTACTTCGACCAAAGTTGAAGTAAACACAATTACTAATTTCTATAAAGTTTTAAAACAACAAGCAACTACAGGTTCTTGTCTATTAAAAGGCATATTAAAGACACCACTAAAAAATGAAACTCGTGCTGGAGCTACTAATTCTACCGATGAAACTTCATTTTTAGTTATTGATCTTGACAATGCAGATTATAGTTCGCCTGAAGCATTTCTCGAAGCACATAACATAAATACTTCGTGCGTAATTCAATATTCAGCCTCTGCCGGGCTCAATAATACATTAAGCTGTCATTTGTTTTTTATGCTGGCCTCACCAACTACGCCAGGCGTGCTCAAAAATTATATATGGTGCTTGAATTTAGAGAATGAAGATGCACTACAACTTAGTAAAAGCAAGACAGCAATAAAATTCCCTATTGATGTAACAGTTAATCAAAACGATAAATTAATATATATCGCAACTCCAAAATTTATCGGGATGAAAGACCCACTAGCAAAAAATAGAATCTATTTACATAAAGGCGCACAAGATACTTTAGTCTTGCCAAAATTACCGCCTGCCGATAAAACATACAAAGTAATAAAAAAGAAACTCAAAGCATTGCGTATAGCTGATGGCTCAGTACCCGAAAAACTAACAACAAAAACATTATTTGGCTACCAAAATGTAGCTACCGATAGTAGCCCGCTTAAAATGACGGGCATAAAAACAGAACGAGAATTCACGTACTTTAATATTAACGGCGGCGACTCATGGGGGTATTACCATCACAATGATTCTCCACGCGTTATATGTAACTTTAAAGACGAACCGCAATTACTTACTGAATTAGTCTTTCCAGAATACTTTGCTAATTTCTCCGACACTGATCTTGGAGAGGATGGTATTTATCCATCGCCCGACGACCCAAATATTACATTCTTAGCATTCATTGATAAAGATGATTCTAAGTATTATCGCGGGACTTTAAACACAGTTACTGAAGAACTTGAATTAAGCGCTACAAATAGCCGCCAAATATTTGATAATTTTTGCAGACTCCATAAAATACCAACTCCGCCTGAAATTCCCGAATGGCGACAAATAACCGATATGTCCGAAGAAACAAAAATAATAGACAAAACAAACCGGACAATTAATTTATTTAGGCTGCCTTATTATTTAAAACCAGAAAACCAAAAAGCTGTAGAATTTCCGCAAATCACGAAATTATTACATAATCTTTTTGGTGAAGGCGAAGAATTAACTCGTTTTTATAATTGGCTAGCTGTAATAGTCCAATACAAAATAAAAACAAAAACAGCGTGGGTTATCAATGGTGTTTTCGGAACCGGCAAAGGTACACTACGTGAAATTTTAGGTAAATTATTAGGTCGCTATTGTGTAATGCAACGAGCTTCTCAAT